CTCTGTCCACTTTGTGCCCGGAGGCTATTCCTGATGGCTAAATTTGCCAATGGTAAATATGCGTTCGGGTTTTGTGATCGTACAGGATTTCGATATAAGGTCAAAGATTTGGTGCCACAGATCAGGGCTGGTCGGCTGACAGGCTTGATGGTTGGTAGGAATATGTTGGACAAGGATCAACCCCAGAACTTCCTGGGCAGGCTGGGAGACTATGTCGATCCGCAGGCGCTTAGAAATCCTCGTCCTGATTTGTCACAGGATACAAGCAGACAACTGTTTGCGTTCGATCCTGTAGGAAATGGGGGCGCAGATGGATCGGGTGATATTCTGGCACATGGACAAGTGGGCATCGTGACGGTGACCACATGACTTACGCCGAACTGACTGCGGCCATCAAAGACTACTGCCAGAACACGGAAACGAATTTCGTGGCGGCAATTCCTACGTTCATCAAGCAGGCTGAACAGCGCATCTACCGTTCGGTTAACCTGCCCGTGAATAGGAAGAACGTTGCTGGCACGATCACCGATGGCAATCAGTATCTGGGGATGCCTACCGACTTTTTGTTTCCACTGTCATTAGCGATCACGAGTTCCAGCAACCAGATATTTTTGTTGAACAAGGACGCAAACTTCATCAGATCGACGTACCCCAATGCGTCTACTGAAGGGGTTCCTAAGTACTACGGTATTTTTGCCAGTGACACATTTATCGTCGGTCCTACGCCTAACGCTGATTTTGTCACGGAGCTTCATTATTACTATCAGCCAGCCTCAATCGTTGATACGAGCCCGTCTTGGTTGGGAACCAACGCAGATACTGTTTTGCTTTATGGTTCTCTGGTCGAGGCGTATACCTACATGAAAGGTGACGCAGACATGATGCAGTTGTATCAGCAGCGGTATCAAGAGGCGTTAGAGCTTCTGAAGATGCAGGCAGAAGGTCGTATGACTGTCGATGAATACAGGAATGGCACAATCAGGATGGCTGTTAACTGATGTTTACCGGGGAAGTGGGTAATGTCACCGTCATCACGACTAACGACACCATTCTTGGCCCGGATCATTGGGCGAAGCGGGCATCTGATCAGGTTCTGTCTGTAGGTAAGGACGCACATCCGCTGATAGCGGAGCAGGCGCTAGAGTTTAAGAAGTTTATTTATAATGCTGTAAAGTATTATATGTATGAAGCGATCAAGGAAGATCGTTCTAGAATCGTTACCCTTCTGCGTTCAGCAGACCATAACGATCTGGCTAACTCCGTGGAGAAGTTGTAATGGCTATTACTCAAGCGATGTGTACGTCTTTCAAGAAGGAATTGCTGGAAGCGAAGCATAACTTCCTTCTTTCCGGTGGAAATACCTTCAAGATTGCGCTCTATACGAGCAGTGCGACCATGAGCGCGTCTACTACGGCGTATGCCACGACCAACGAAGTCAGTGGTACGAACTACACTGCTAAGGGAAACACGCTTACTAGGATAGATCCGTCATCCAGTGGTACGACCGCTCTTACCGATTTTGCCGACACAGCGTGGTCTACGGCAACATTTACCGCTAGAGGGGCTTTGATCTTCAACGAAGATACCAGTGGTGATACATCCGTTCTCGTTCTGGATTTTGGTGCGGATAAGACTGCTACCGCTGGTACGTTCACGATTGCTTTTCCTGCGGCAGATGCTAGTAACGCCATTATTCGTATAGCGTAATGGCCGATGTAACCGGCTGGGGCCGTTCTACTTGGGGCTCCAGTACTTGGGGTGAGCCGGTTCCCGTTGATGTAACGGGTGTAGCGGGGACTGGTAGTGTTGGAAGCGTTACGGTAACAGCCGATGCAAATGTTACCCTGACGGGAATTGCCGGTACTGGGTCCGTAGGATCGGTTTCGGTAACTATAGATGTGAGTATTTCCGCCACTGGCGTGGCGGGAACGGGTTCGGTAGGAAGCGTTTCCGTAACGGGCGATGCAAATGTTACGGCAACGGGAAGCGCCGGAACTGGTGCGGTCGGCTCCGTAACGGCGACGGGCGACGGTAATGTTTCGGTAACGGGACTGGCCGGAACGGGATCGGTTGGTTCGGTAACCGTAACGGCTGATGCAAATGTTACGGCTACGGGATCTGTCGGGACGGGTTCGGTAGGATCGGTAACGGTTACGGGTGAAGGAAATGTAACCGTCACCGGAGTAGCGGGAACGAGTGCGGTTGGAAGCGTTACGACGAGTGTAAGTCAGGACATCGACGTAACGGGTGTGGTAGGAACGATGGGCATGACCGGGGTCAATGTATGGAGCATAATAGATGATTCACAGACACCGGACTGGGGAGCGATAGATGATTCACAAACACCGGGATGGTCGGAGGTATCGGATTCGCAGACACCGGGTTGGGCTAACGTAGATGACTCGCAGACGCCGGGATGGTCAGAGGTGTCCGATTCGCAGACACCTGATTGGGAGGTTGTGCCTTCATAATGTTTATGAGCAATGCGACTAGGAATAAGACATGGCAACATATGTAAATAATTTGAGGCTCAAGGAAATTGCCACGGGTGCCGAATCCGGCACTTGGGGCACCTCGACCAACACGAACCTAGAGCTTATAGCAGATGCCCTTGGTTCCGGTACGGAAGCGATCACGACTAACGCTGATGCCCATACTACTACCGTAGCAGATGGTGCGGCTGACGAAGGCCGTGCTTTATTTATGAAATACACAGGCACACTGGATTCTGCGTGTACCATTACTCTGGCACCAAATACTATTAATAAGATGTGGTTCATTGAGAACGCTACAAGCGGATCTCAGAATATCATTATTAGTCAGGGTTCCGGGGCCAACATCACAATAGCCAACGGCAAAATTGCGGTGATATTCACCGATGGTGCCGGATCTGGAGCGGCTGTTTTGGACGCGCTTGCTGACTTGGAGTTGAGCAGCACCCTGTCCGTGGCCGGTGCTAGTACACTGACAGGCATTACCACTCACGGCGATGATGTTGTCTCGGATACCGATTCGACAGATGATCTAGGCACTACCTCAGTCCGCTGGGCGAATCTGTATATAGACGATGTTATAGCCACGACTAGCGTCAAACCCGGAACTTTGGTCTTGGGTTCAGGATCAATCACTGACACATCTGGTGCGATAACCTTCGTTAATGAAAACTTGGTTACCACGGGCACACTAGGCAGCGGGGCTCTAACTGCCGGGACGATTTCAGGGACCACCATCACTGGGTCTGGTGCGTTGACTATCACCAATACCGGCTCTCACGCGATTGGTGGGGCGATTAATGCCACCGCCCGCCTTTCTCTGCTAGGCGCTTGGACATCCGGCGGCGACTACGCTGAGATGATTGGCACAGCATCCACCGGGGCTCTGACTGCCGCGAATGGTGACACCGACTTTCATGTGGGCCAGCGATGGGGCAATACAATCACCTGTCAGGCGGCCAGCGAATCCGTGGCTGTTGTGGCCCAAGCGATGTTCGTTGAGCCAACGATTACCCAGAGTGGAGCAACCTTACCACTAACGGCAACCGTATACATCAAGAATGCGCCGACTGAGGGCACAATTTCCAATGCGCTCCATGTAGCGGCTGGAAGTACCCAGCTACAGGGCAGTCTACTTGCCAATGCCAATACCAACGCTATTGGTGGTGCGGTCGATGCTTCTTCACAGTTGCACATGAGAGGATCTCTGGACTTTTCGGGAGTCAATTCGTCTGCCCAATCTTTCCAGATGGTCACGAATTTGATACCCAAGGTTGGATATAATGGGTTTGGTATGCTGATCGCGCCGACATTCACTGAAGCAGGGTCCGGTAACCATGTTATGTTGGCTACCGCCCGATTCAATGCCCTGACTACTACGGCTGGTTCTGCCACTATTACCAATACTTCGACTGTTTACATCGCTGGGGCCGCGACTGCCACCGTTAGTGGAACCAACTACAGCCTATGGGTTGATGCGGGTCCGGTCAGAATGGACGGATTACCGACGAGCGATCCAAGCGATGCGGGTCAACTCTGGAGCAATTCCGGGGTGGTTACCGTCTCCGCAGGATAGGATAAAAAAATGACTTATGAATGGAATTTCAGGGATCTAGTCTGCCACAAATCGGTGGATGGACAGGTGGATGTGGTGTCAACTGTCTCGTGGACTTTAACCGCCACGGATGGCGGCTTCTCAGCAAGCGACAACTCCACTGTAGGATTGTCGTATAAAGCTGGAGATCCGTTCACAGCGTTTGCGGATCTGACGAAAGAGGTT